TGCCTCCGCCCGCCGAAGAGATAGCAGCGCAGGAAGCGAAGGCCGATCTCGATGCGTTCCTTCGCAAGGCATTCCTCGCTGCGTTCAATCACGAGAACCGTCTGCGCGTCCTCGAAGGGAAACCTCCCGTCACGCGGGAGCAGTTCAAGGCGGCGTTATGATGCTTTCCTTTAACTCCTTCTTGTTCCGCACGCCCCGCCCGTGGGGGGCAAGGTAGTGGCGACTGAGCGTATCTATCCGGCGGGCGACGGGGCAATAGCATGGATTGAAGTAAACACGGACAATGTAGGGACAAATCACTATTTAAGAGTCGATGACCCGTACGGAAGTTACAATGATGCATCGTCGGACGCATTGTACGCGAATGCTGGCAACGTCGATATTTACACGATGGCGAACGTCGCCGCCATGGGCGCGGGAGACACGGCTACTGATCTTACCGTCTATCTAAGGATTCAATCGCCTATAGGGTCATCGGAGACGATGCAGGTATCGTACTCCCTGAACGGAACCGACTGGACGCAAATCGGAACGAACATAGTCCTCAACGAAATATCCTACACGGAATATACGAGGACGGTTTCTGGCCTTTCGCTTAGTCAAGGCGACGTAAATAATCTTCAGATAAAGATTCAACGCACCGCAGGATCGAACGATATACGGATATCCGCGTTAAGCGTTCTGGTGACATATACGGAGGCGGGCGGGAGTGCGATACCCGTATTCATGCACCATCTGAACATTTTAGCGGGGAACTAATATGTACCTAAAGGTCAGTACAGCGTACACGTTCCGACTCGGTCCTTTCGTCGATTCCGCGGACGGCAATACGGAGGAAAACGCTCTCACCATCGCAGCCGCGAGCGTCCTTCTTTCAAAGGCTGGTGGAGCATTGACCGCGAAGACTGAGGCAACCGCGCTTACAGGGACGGGGGCAAACGCGCATTATACCTGCGTGCTCGATACTACGGATACCAACACGGTCGGGACTCTCCGCGTTTGGGCGCACATTACCGGGGCGCTTGCCGTTTACAAGGACTTCATGGTCCTTCCTGCGAACGTGTACGATTCGCTTGTTGCGGGATCGGACCTATTGCAGACCGACGAGACGCAATTACTCGGAACGGCAATTTCAGCCCCGGCGACGGCGGGCTTGCACGACGTGAACGTGAGGCAGATATCCACGGACGCCACAGCGGCAGACAACTGCGAACTTATGTTCGACGGCACCGGATACGCGGGCGGGACGGCGAAACTGAAGGTAGACGTTGAGACGATAAAGACGCAAGCTGTCACCTGCGCGGCCGGAGTTACTGTCCTTGCATCCGTTGGCACCGCCGCGACTTCCACGGCGCAAACCGGCGACTCGTTCCCGCTGGTGTCAACGGAGGTGGCGGAAATCTACGCAGCCGTCATCACCAACGCGGCTGGAACAGACATAGCGGCAGACATCATAGCCATGAAAGTGGACACTGCGGCGATTCTCATTGACACCGGTACAACGCTCGACGGAAGAATACCAGCCGCGCTTGGAGCGGACGGATTTATTAAGGCATCCGTGTTCGGAATGATGGGCACCGCCCTCACGGAAACGGCGGGACAGATCGCGGCGGCGTTCACGAAGTTCTTCAACAAGGCGTTTCCTACCGGTACCATCAACAGCATCCCGGACGCGGTCGCGGGCGCGGCTTCCGGGATCGCAATCGTCGGATCGGAGATGGCCGCGAACGTGACGAAGGTGAACGGAGTCGCGCAGACGGCCACGTTGGACACGCTGAAAACGGTTGTAGACACTATCCAGGCCGACACGGATCTGCTGGATGATGCTATCGGCGGGCTGGCCGATATTCATACGGACGTGGCGGCGGTGAAGTCGGATACAGCGGCAATCCTGTTGGACACCGGGACTGATGGGGTGGTCCTGCCGCAAGCGCAAGCCGACAAAGTGTGGGGAACGGCGGCGCGTATCCTGACGGCTAACACGAATTTCAACGATCCGACGGCGGCCACCATCGCAGATGCGGTATGGGATGAACTGGTTACAGGTCACGATGGAGCGGGCAAGGCGGGCGCACAGTTATGGACCGACATCGACGCCATCGCTGTAGACGTTGCCGGGTTGGATGGCGCGGCCATGAGGGGAACTGATTCCGCCGCTCTTGCCTCCGTCTGCACAGAGGGTCGCCTGTCCGAACTCGACGCGGCAACCGGCGGGAAGTTGGCGAACGTGGCCGATGTCATCGCGGTAGATGTCGCTGGACTGGACGGAGCCGCCATGCGCGGGACAGACAGCGCGGCACTTGCGAGCGTCTGCACGGAAGGGCGCCTTGCGGAGTTGGACGCCGCGAACCTTCCGACCACGACGGACAATATCCTGACGGACACCGGTACAACTCTCGACGGAAGAATCCCTGCCGCGCTCGTAGGTGGCCGCATGGACTCCAACGCTTCGGCCATCGCCGGGGTGTCCGCGGCAGCGACGAACCTCGCCGCATCCGCCGGAGTGATCTACATCGGTTCCGTGACCGGAGCGACGGCGGCTACCACGCTGATCGACTCCGCGCTGACGCAAGCGGCGACGGATTTCTGGATCGGGAGAATCGTCATCTTCACCAGCGGCACGCTGAAATACCAGGCAAGCGCGATTACAGCATTCGACCCGGCGACGGACAAGATCACATTCGACGCCATGACAGGCGCGGCGTCTTTGGCCGATACCTACGTGATCGTCTGACCTATGGCGGTAACGCAACTCATCGGGAGCGCGACCCCGGGACGGCGGTACGGATCATTCTCTGGGAGGGTGGAGTCCATCCTCACCCCGTCGAAGACGTACACCGCCACGCCCCGCAAGCGCACCTACTCCGCGCAGACTCGCGAAAGGGTCTACGAAGCCACGCCCCGCAAGCGCACCTACTCCGCGTGAGGTAATCGACATGGGAATCCGATACGGCGACGGCCCTAAGCAGCCCGGGGAAACAATCATCTATGGGATGACGTTCACTCCCGGCGATGCCATCGCCACGGGGGACACGCTCACGGGATCCCCCACGGTGGTCATCACGCGGCTATCTGATTCTGTGGTCGTCACCTCCGATGTCGTGGGACCGCCCGCGATCACGGGGATGCTGTCCGGATCGGCGTCACGTTCCGGGAACACCGTCTCCGCGAAGATCATCGGCGGGACGGATGGACAATCGTACAAGATCACCTATTCCTGCGCGACGACGCTCGGGGAACTGGTCGAAGAGGATTTCATCTTTCTGGCAAAGGAGCTGTAAATGCGCAGACTCTACGCTCTCATCCTCGCCACCCTCATCTCCTCGCTGATCTTCGCCCCCGTGTTCGCGGTAGAGCAGCGCAAGGTCACTCAGGAAGATATCGAATGGGGAAACAAGGACAACACTGTAGTCTCCCCCGGTGGGCATACCGGCCACAAGATCCCCCGCCACTACGATAACAACGCCTTCTCCGACAACACGACCTTGTACGCCAACGACCTCATCACGAAGGGTCCGTGGGTGGACGTGAGGGCGCATGGGACTATCACGACAGACATTGGAGCCGCTATAAATGCAGCGTTAGCCGCCAATCCAAATGGGATTGACCTTCGTTTACCAAGAGGTAATTTCCCTTGCTTAACTCAAATAAACTTGGATCTCATAGATACAAACGGTGTCGTTAAAATAACAGGGATCGGTACGACCGGAGAGCCCTCAACTGATAATAATTGGGCCACCATTATAAACGGAACCGGCTTAGGTGTCCCGGTCATGGTTGGAGGCAAAACGAAAGATAAGCCGAATATATTCCTTCGCGATTTTGTCATTCGTGGAGGAGATTCCGATGGTTTGGTGTTGGGTACTACTGCGTATGTCACTACTCATAGTTTCGTTGAGAATATAACAGTTCAGGGTGTTTCTGGATGGGGAATAAAGATTTATAGATCTTACGGGTCTTGGATAAACAAAATATACGCGAACCAATGCGGCGACGGGATCTACCTTTATCAGAACAATGCGTCAATTTTTGGCATTGTAACGGCAAGAGAAATTCTTGGAACTACATCGGCATATTCCATCAGTATTGAGCAAGGATGGGGCTGGAGTATAGGCACCATTTACTCTGAAGCAAATCATAAGGGGGCGTTTAGAATTGGAGCGCATGTGTCAAGTCTTACGATTGGGGCGATTTATTCGGAAGGCAACAATGCAGACAATGTAGCGGTGTATGAATTATTAATAGGAGAAACGGCCGTTCCCGCTTTGTCTACAAATATAAAAATATTAAATGCTTACCTTGTCGGGCATGCGCTGGGTTATGATTACACTGGAGCGGTTATCGGAGTAGGGAAGGTAAATGGGCTGGATATTAGTTTTCATAACTATTGGGTGCCAGCAAAAATATTGAAGTTAATATATAACAATGCGACCAATACCCCATTAACTATCAGAGACGCATCTACAGCAACGTCTTCGATTGATTTATCTAACGCCTATCCAGATGGTGGAATTATATCTATCATCGGAGGTTCAATAGAGTCGTCCGCAGTTACCCTTCCAACCACTGTTCAAGTTATGACATTAGGAGGGAAGAATATTAGCATCGCTGGAATATTTAACAAAACAGTAACGGACAACGGGAGTACCATATTAGGGGTTAATGAGAGGCATGTATATTGCAATACAGCCACCGGGAACCAAACGATATACTTCCATGGTTCGTCGTATACAGAAGGTGTTGACTTCACCATCACGAAAACATCAAGTGATAACAATACGGTAACAGTTGGAACTATTTACGATAGTGGTGTTGTTGGTACTACATTACTTACGGCACAATGGAATTCCGCAACCTACAGATATGATGCAGTTACGACACAGTTTGTTACGATAGGAAAGAACTTCTGATGCGCGCTTCCTTCCCCGCCATCTCCTTCGTCCCCGAAAGGGAGGATAGATGACCCGCACCCAGCTGATCGCGCAGTTGCAGGAGGGTAGATGAGATCCAATTTCCGCGACTGGTTGACGAACCTTCGAGAGGACGAAGGGTTCAAGTCGAACGACTCCCGCGACCCGGGGAAGCGCACTGTACATGGGATATCGGAGGTCTACCATCCCGAGATGTATAGGGATGGGAAGGAACCGACGCTGGCGGACCTGCCGGAGTTCTACCTGAAGAACTACTGGATTCCCGGCGGGTGTGATTCCCTGCCCTTCCCGCTCGACGTGAACCATGCCGACGCCTGCGTCAATCCGGGGATCGGCGCAGCCATTCGGTTCCTACACGACTCGGGGGAACATAAGGATGTGCTGTGGCGCACCACGGAGTACATTTTTTTGAGGCAGGAATATTACCTCGACCGGATACTTAAGAGCCCCAAGATGCTATATGCGGTGCGGGGCTGGATGCTCCGGTGCATCCGATACTGGAAATATACCGTCGGGAACATGCTCGCCATGAAGGAATTGGGATGAAAGACGCCATCTGCACCTGCGCGTATTGCGGCGAGGAGATGACGTGGGAGGCGTACCGGGCGCATATCGCCGAGTGCCGCCGCAAGCATGGGGGCGATGACGGCTTGTGGCGGGATGTTGCGCTCATCCTCGCCGTCCTGTTGCCGCTCCTTGGCCTGCTGTCCATGTCGTGCGGATCTCCGGGGGGGGCGCCTGCCCCAGTGGACAACACGGAGACGCTGCGATGGGTACAGGAGCCGCTGTACGCCGACAACACGCCGCTGGACTTGCGCCGGGACATCTCATGGTACGAGATCCACCTGTCCGACAACGCTGTGTGGGGCGACAATACGCTCCGTGCGGCCCTTGCGGGCGTTGACGACGCGGGCGTGCCGGTCAGCACGTTCGATCTTGCGCTGCTGGCGGCCTATGGGATCGGCCCGGGAGACAACGGCTGTTACGTCACTGTGCGGTCCATATCGTCCGACAACATATCATCCGGCTACGGGATACCGTGCTGGTGGGAGGGAAAGTAATGAAGAAACGATTGCTCGTTTTCGCGCTCTGCATCCTCGCCGTTCTGGTGCTCGCCCGGCACGCCCGGGCGGAGACGGTCACGTGGTCCAACCCGACAGAGTATACGGATAGTTCCGCCATCCCGACTACGGCGCAGGCGACGATCACCACGAAACTGTACAAGGGGCTGGATCATGTCACGTGGGGGTCGGCGTTTGCAACGATCACCAGCGGAGGGACATCGTGGACGGGTCCACTTGGGGTGGCGCCGGGAGGGACCATCTATGTGTCGGCGACCTCCACGATCCCGGCGGAGGGCGTCGAGAGCGGGTACGCGCCGTATTACACGTGGGCCGTCCCCTACGTCGCGCCGAAGACGCCGACCGGCATCGGCATCACAAGGCAATGAGTGACAGTCTCCAATAGTGACCAATAGATGTAATCGCTTTGAGGGAGGGTGGGATGAGCGCAAAGATCCTCGACTGGATCAAGATGAATCAGGCGTTCGTAACCGGATTTGTACTCGGATTGATCGCCGGAGGCGTCCTCGGGATGCTCGGGGCGTGGCTGAAATAGATGGACCTGAAGAAGATCGCCGCCGCGATCATCGCACTTACCGTCATCATCGGTACCGCCTACACGATCGACGGGCGATGGGTACGGAGCGCCGTATTCGCCGAGGGAATGTCCGAGGTCAAGACGCGCCAGTATCGGTTCGAGGAACGCGGCATACAGAAGGACATCAACGATCTGGAAGACAGGCTGGAAAGCCCGCAGCTACCCGAGAAGCGGCGGGGAGTCTACCAGCAGCGGCTCCGCGAGTTGAAACGGGACTTGCAGGAGATCAGAGAAGAGAAGGCGGCAACGCAGATGAAGGGAGGCGGGAAATGAACGAGTGGGGGATTGCCGCGGACATCCGTAAGATTATATCCGACGACAACGGGAACCTGTCCTCCAAGCGCGTCCTCGCTATCGTTTGGGGACTGGGCGTATTCTGCGTGTGGGCCGCCGTCAGTGTGAAAAAGGGCGAGATGGCCCCACTCGCATGGGAGCACGTTGGGATCATCCTCTCCCTTGCGAGCGTCGTGGCGGCTGGCAAATGGGGCGAGAAACCGGCGGGCACACCATGAACCTCGATCCGAAGGGATTCGCTCCGAACGAACCTCTATCGAATCACGCGGTACAGGCGTTCGTCCACAAGGACTGCCCGCTATCGCCCCGAATGTGCTTCGGGATCGCCACCGGGTTCGGCGGGGTGCCGATCAACATCTGTGAGTTTTTCAAAGATGAATCGACGGCGGAGGCGCCGAAGGCGGAATGCACCTACCTCGTTGACGGGCCATAGGAGAAACGATGGATTGGAAAAAGATCGGCTCATCTGCGATGTCGAACAACGTGGTCGTCATTGCCCTGATCGTAGCGGGGCTTATTGCCTACGCCAAGTATGCTCCCGATTCGATGAAACCGTGGACGAACGCGCCGCAACCAGCAAGCCAGCCGAAGGACCCGGCGGCGAATGTGGAAAGGGTAGAGGTGCCGGGGCCGGTAAAGGTGACCGTCATCCCAAAAAAGAAATACACCGAAAAGTTACCTGATGTTCTCACCCCGGCCACGGTACAGGACAATTCCGCGCAGGTCATCGCGTCGGCCACCATCCCCCCCTCCCCGGCGGGCGGTACCGCGTCCGCCATCCTCCGTACCGTGGACGGGGTAGGCGTGGGATCGATCGAGTACCGGGCGGCAACGCCGAGGTTCTTCGCGGTGCAAAAGGAGTTCGGTGTCCGTGCGGGCATGGGGACCGGGGGGCTGGTGGTGGGCGAGGTCTATGCTCGCCCGTTGAGAATTGGTCCCGTCAATATCGAAATAAGAGGTTACGGCAAGCGGGACGATAGGAGCGGGGCAGATTTCGGGGGAATTGTTTTAATTGATTATAGGTTTTAGGTATAATAAATCGGGAGGGAAATTTTATAGATACTTGATATCAAATGGATATCCCCAGAAATGCACTTTTAATGAGGCGACGAAAAAACGCAAGTAATTGAAATCATTGAAGGGGGCATCGGATTGCAATCTTACACTGGCCCCGAGCGGCGCGATTTGTCCTACCATCCTCCACGGAAGATGGTGCTTACTGATGCCGATGTCGCCGCGATCGCCGTGGAGGTGAAGAAGCATCATGTCTGCCGGTACGACATCGAGCCGAAGGACATGGCCAGCCTGTTGGATTTCGTCAGATCGTTTCAGGAAGGAGCGATCGAGACGCGGCGCACGTTCCGCACTGCTGCCATCCGGATGATCGTATGGGGTACAATCGCCGGATTCATCGCGCTGCTGGAGGTCAAATTCCGGTGGATACGCCCCCTGCTTCGGTTCATCACAGGGGCGCCGGGATAACTGTCAACTCTCCCTCCCGCATTGTCAAACGGGCGGGAGGGGTTGTCAACTTCCTCCTTCCCCTAGTAGTGGGTCAGTTTGATTTGCCGGGCCGTTGACTATGCTTGACCGCTAATGCTATCCTTGATGCATGACAACCCCAAAGAAGAGGCGACCCCGCGATATCTCCCAACTTGCCGCGTCGATTGTGGCGGATGCCACGAGCGAAGAGAAGCCAATATCTGAACCGACGAAGAAGAATCCCGCAGCCGTTGCCCTCGGACGATTAGGCGGACTAAAAGGCGGAAAGGCCCGAGCGGCCAAGCTATCCGCGAAGAAGCGGAAGGAGATCGCCAAGAAGGCGGCGCAGACACGTTGGGCGAAAACGACCAAGAAGTAATTTCCTAAACCTAATCTCCCTACTCTTCCCAAGCCGGTGCCCTCCTGATCCTAATTCTGAATAATGTCCTCCCGCCGGAACCCTATCGGCATTGGCGCTTCTTTTCCTGACATCAGCAGACCGAAGCTTTCCTCGTTCACCACATAGATGGTTTTATCGGTTTCGCTCCAAACCCGCCGCTCAAGTTGATCTCCCGTAAAGGATCTGACCACGACGATATCGCCCCTCATGGCGCACCCCCTTTTTTTAGACATTTTAGTCATGCCAAAAAGCAGATTCAAAAAAAGTCGGTAGACGGCAGATGGGGTATTGACATACGGATTGTGGCATGAGACTCTACCGGTATAAAAAATTGGAGGTAGACGATCATGACGAAGGGCGAAACTGATGGGGGCCGGAAGCCTGTTCCTCCGTACGTCGCCTACAAATCATTTAAGAACTTCGTGGACGGGCTGCGGGGTCACGGTCTCCCTGGTCGTATTGACCGAAGCGTCATGGGAAGCCTCTCTGGCGCAACACAAACCAATATACTTCATGCACTGCGTTACTTGAAATTGACAGCAGATGACGGCAAGCCTACGGAGAAATTGACAAATCTAGTCAAGGCTCAGGGTGAAGAAAAGCAAAAATACTACAATGGTATTGTAAAGGAATCATATGTTTTTCTTTTTTCAGAAAATTTTGATCTTAAAACCGCTACTTCTAGGCAACTTGATGAGAGGTTTGAAGGGCTAGGTATTTCAGGTGATACAATACGTAAATGCGTTGCTTTCTTTATATCTATAGCAAAGGATGGGGACATACAACTTTCAAAATATATACAGAAGATACGACGACAAAGGCAACCAGGCGGAACACGCCAGAAAAAGACACATGGTCAACAGGGAAACAACGGCGCAAAGGGTGGTGAGCAAGAATTTCAGCATAGTGGTGACGAGAAACCACCCGAAGGAATGGTTCGGATACCGATATCTATTGGTATTGGCAAAATATGGACTCTTACAATGAATCAAGACTACAACGTGGAGGATGTAGATCGGTTTGTACAAATTGTGCGCATTACATTGGGTCTTGGGGAAAAGAAATAATGATTTCCCCTAGGAAGGAGGATCGGTAATGAAATTATTAGTGACAGGGCATCGCAGGGAGGCCCGTAAAAAACAAAGTGGGTGAGACGGAGTAGGCTTGGCGGTCCGCTCGTCTCACCCATACCCTGCCCCCGTTAGGGGGTCACAACCTGGTGCCCGTGTGGTGAAACTGGCAAACACGGCGGTCTTTAAAATCGCTGGCTGGCCGGCCTTGTGGGTTCGAGTCCCACCACGGGCACCTTTATTTATAACCCACGGTTGTATCCCGTGTCAAGATGCATTTCCGCTCAAGCATAGCGGGGGCAGAAAATACTTGTTGACATTGCTTGACCGCTCAAGCATGATGAATACATCAGGCTTGAGGGGGGATGGAGATGAATAGGCTGAGCACGAAGCAGAGGGCGCAAATCGTAGCCGCCTTGGTAGAGGGGAACTCGATCCGCGCCACGTCCCGCATGACGGGCGCGGCCAAGGGCACGGTGCTCAAGCTCCTTGCCGATCTTGGCAAGGCATGCGCGGAGTACCAGGATAAAACCTTCCACAACCTGAACTGCAAGCGCGTCCAGGTCGATGAGGTATGGAGCTTCTGTTACGCGAAGGGAAGGAATGTCCCTGAAAAATACGAGGATCAGTTTGGGTTCGGTGACGTATGGACCTTCACGGCGATTTGCGCTGATACGAAACTGGTCCCTTGTTGGAAGATTGGCCGCCGGACCGCTGAGCATGCTGCTGAGTTCATAAATAACCTCGCTGGAAGACTTGCCCACCGAATCCAACTGACATCAGACGGCTACCGAAAATATGTTGATGCCGTGGAAAACTCCTTCTCCGGGAACGTCGATTACGCGATGCTGGTCAAGATGTACGGAAGCGAGAACAGCAATAAAAATCCTGACACCAAATATAGCCCCGCAGAATGCACAGGAACGCGAGTTGCCAAGATCAACGGAGAACCCGATCCGAAATACATATCGACCAGCTATGTGGAACGGAACAATCTTACCATGCGGATGAGCATGCGCCGATTCACGCGGCTAACGAATGCTTTCTCGAAAAAGGTGGAGAACCTGAGCCATGCCGTGAGCCTGCATTTCATGTACTACAACTTTGCGCGAATCCATCAGACGTTGAGGGTTACACCCGCGATGGAAGCGGGGGTATCGGATCACGTGTGGTCGGTGGAGGAGATCGCCTCGTTGCTAAACTGACAATCAGATACCCCTTTCTCAAATACTATTTCCCTACACGTTGATGCAAGTGGGCATTGCCGGGGTACTGAAACAGTCGCTTCGGAGGTGCTACTTGTCCTGTAGGATTAATAATTAATGCACTGTCCGTGATTGCAAAAACAGCCCCCTCAGAAGTGATTAATAAACCCCTTAACTTAAGGAAATTCCAATTTATTCTCTCAATCTGAAATATTGGATTTTGCCTTTCATCGACAATTTCAAAGGCAACTGGATCCCAATTTCTGTCCCATCCGCTGTTTATAACAGCGAAATTACTGGATTTAATGACCGCAGCAACCTTTCCGCGACTTTCGTATATTGTTGCGTCGATCTTCATGTCGCCGTCTTTATCGAAATAAACCTTTAGTGGGAGATCGCCATCAGCCTTGATCCCGATAAGTCTTTCAAATGGCACCTGCCTTTCCAGGAGTTCTGTTGGGAATGTCCCTTTGTTTGTCCCAAACTCAATCGTAAAACTGTCAGGCACGGTTCGCTTAAACCCTAGACTTTCAGGTGGTACTTCTCGGAAAGTTAACCCTGTATCAACATCTTTTTGTTTCGATTGCGCGGGAGAAGGAGATGTTTTACTCGGGTGTGGAGTCTGTTTAGTTTCTGGCTGTGCCTTCTCGGGTTGCCGTGTTGCTTGCGGCGAAGGAATTTCCGGCAGTGTGGTCACCTCATCGGTTAGTTTAGGTCGTTCGGCTTGGGCAGGATGTTTTATAGATTGTTTCCATGCCAATCCTGCGGCGATACATCCTACAACTCCTCCAATAATTACAATCGGCCATAATGAAACTTTCATGGCTACATACTCCAAGGTAATCGTTGTGAGGCCATATATTAAAAAAGCGATGGCAAAAATCCCAAGAATTAGTCTCATCAGAATAGTCCTTGGGGGGAAAACCGCAAACCATATGGTTGCGCCGATACCAACCGATAAGGTGGCGATTTCGCTTCCTTGCAAACCTTTTCTCCCCCATACGAGACCGATCCTAATTCGCGCATCATATCGCGGACACCACGCCAAGTGAACAACCATTGCCTGACCTCTCAAGCACACGCATCTCAAACTGACCCACTACCCTTCCCCTCGGGCGGGTAGGTTATCGGAATCCGCACAGCCTTCAGCCCCCACGTTTTCACCACAGGACTCTCCCGCTTCCAGTCGGCGATGAACGCATCAGCCGCTTTCTTTGTGCGGAACAGGTTGGGGATGTCCACCAGGTTGCAGTCCATCCCGACAAGGTGCCGCTCCTTGCCGATTTGCTCCGATACGGGCCACCAGTTATAGGTCATCTCCCCTCCTTCAGGTGGGCAGAGACGGCGCGGGAATGTTCATCGAACAAGCCCCTGTCCATTACCGTATACGCTTCGCCTAACGCACACCGCCCGATAATGTCCGATATTCCCTCTACGTCCTCCGCACGTTCGGCGAGGGCGCGGAGAAGCTTCAACTCCGCCTCATCCCGCTTGATGATGTCGAGCAGCCCCTTCTCGTTCTCGGCGATCCCACGGAGGCGGGTAAGTTCGGCGGCGTTGGCGTACAAATCCTCCTGCGCGCAGGCCTGGACACGATGTACCTCGGCGCATTTTTCGAAGTAAGCGTCCCGCCACATCACACCCGTCATGGACGGAGACGGCGGTATCCGATAAACGTCTTGCTCGTTGTAACTCATCCCTCTCTCCGCTTCCTGTCCAGCAATGGTTTCTCGCGCCACTTTTAGTTCCTCTTCGTGTCGGCAGGGGGTTGGGAAATGGCGTACCGAATACCATCGGGAGAGCGCCAGTTGGATCCGTTCCCTGTGGTTGAAGGTGATGGCGTCAGCCAACTCCTGGCCCGCATCTGCTGCCAAGCACAGTTTATCTCCCTTGGCGGCGAAGGAGCGAAGGCGGGTGAGTTCCGCGTCTGCGGCGATAAACACTTGCTGCGCCGCCCTGAACTGCTTGTCCTCTATCGGCATCGACAAGTTGCGCTTCGCAATATCCAACATGATCGCCCAATCTTTCTTTTCTTCGTCGGTCATGGCGTCTCCTTTCGTCCATATTTCACCAATGCCATATGCGCCGCATCGACCGTTTCCCGCCAGTCGTGTCCTCCATGACTCCCTGAGTACCATGACGCATCTGATGACTTCATGAGGTTCACAAGTGCTTCTTCCAATCTCTCCGCCTCTTTCGCGTGGCGGCAGGGAGAGGAAGAGTAAAGGGCGGCGCGATGGATACACGGCTCGTCCGCATCGCATAAACAACCCATCTTTTCGTGGAGTTCCTCTATCGACCACGCCATTCTGCAAACAAGTTTCTCCTTCTCCGCGAGTTGGGCGAGGGCGGAGTCGCGCTGTTGTAAAGATTCGTTGGCTATGCGCTCCCAATCTTTCACCACCGCTACCATGTCCGCGCGAAACATCTCCGCTTCCTCGGCACGGGCGAGGGCGGCGCGGATACGATCAAGTTCGGCCATGATTAGCGCGGCGGCGATTTCAAGGGACCGCTCCCGGTCGTGTTTCTCGCGCTTATCCCAATCGGGATGCCACGGCCACCATTCGCAAGTATTAGCCCACCATAAGTCTACGAATGCGGGCATCTTGTTCAGCGCGTAGCAGGCCGCCGCTATCGCCAGTTCCCCTTGATCGTGTTGCGAGTCATGTTCCGGCGTCCAACCTTCGACGGACTTCTGCCGGATGCGCTCAGCGACGGCTCGATCCGCCCCGTATCCCGCCTCCCTGCGCTCCTTCAGTTCCTTCATGATCTCGTCGATGTAATCCCCGAGCACTAAATCTGCCCCGCACGTTAAGCAGCAACGGTCCTCGTCGCATTTGTCGGCGGGGCCACAATCGGGGCAAATCGCATGATTGTACAATTGTTCTTCCGTCATCATCTTCCCTCCTTCAGCGAGCGCAGGGCGGTGCTAAGCGCGTTGTACGATGAGCAATCGTCAGGGCATATATGCTTATTGCCGAAAAGGTATACATCTGCCGCTTTTGCAACCTCCTTCAAGAGGGCTAGTTTACATTCAGGGCAGTACCATCCGGCCTTTGCGTTGTGGTACATATTACACCCACATTTAGAGCATTCCTTTACTCCAGCACAACGCGGGCAATCTATATTTAGCGTGATATTTGCTTCTGGCATGGTTGCCATCCCCTCCCCCTCTCCCCGCGCGCGGGCATCTCTCCAAGCCAACATGGCCAATCGTGTTTCCTCTGGGTGTTCTTCCCGATATTTTGCCTGCGTTACCCTGGCTTGCTCACGATGCGCCTCGCGGTACGCCGCCATATATGCTCGGACTTTCTCCGCGTGCGCCGCCCGATATTTCGCTTTTGCCGCACGGACCTTTTCAGGATTGGCGGCACGCCATGCGGTGTAATTAGCGCGGTCGCGCTCAGGATGAGAAGCACGCCATGCGGCCTGATATATTCGGTTCTGTTCCTTGCTGTGCATCTAAATTACCGTCTCCCTGCCGCGACAGAATCCTCTTCCCATACTTCGACTCCCGGCCAACGGAGGGACGTTTTCAGGGAACGCGCCTGTGCTCCGATCACGGTATCGTTCGACATGACGGCTGCGATTGTAACCTGCCCCCGGGCGATGGCTTGCACGAGTGCCTTCATGTCCACAACCCGGAACTTCGTCACCTTCCGAATACTGATGCCCTCAAGTTTCGGCCCGGCAGGGGCAATAGGTGGCGGGATAAATACAGGGGCATCGACGATGGCCTGTACATCCTCCGGGGACGCACCTTCGGCTTCTGCTTCAATGGCGGCGTCAAGGGCTTCTTCCTCTGCCTGCCGTTCCATCTCCTTCCGGATGCGACTCTCTTCCTCCCGGCGCTTTCGCTCGACCTCGGACATATACCGAGCGATGGAAGGCTTTATGATTGTTTCCGCCTCGATTAGAGGGGCCTCGGCGTCCTTCTGTGCTTTGACGGCGGTCTTGTGCGCAGCGAAAGCGGCGGCGCAAATCGGCCCGAAGGTATCCGCGATCTTTTTTCGGAGATCCTTGATCGTCAGCAGGATTTCGTTGCCGTTTCGGAGCGAGGCATCATCTCGTATGACCAGCGCCTTTGCCTGATCGGGGATAGGGAGGGCAAGGGCCGCAACTTCCTCGGCCTCTGGAGTCACGTCGATGGTGTGGGCGGGGTCACTCACCGGGGGCCTCCTTCAGTGGATTGAGGATGTCAGCGGCGATCCGGCCCACCTTGTCGCGAGCGTCGTAGGAATCGTCATCCACGACCGTCGCCGTTGCTATTTCATCCACCGTGATTGCTAAAGTTTCCCGTTCGACTATCAGATATCCCTTCTGCAGTCTCACCGTAAATACCGCCTTCATGCCGCCTCCTTTTTCCACCGGCATATTGCCAGTGCAGCTAAAAATATGTTGAAGTTGCGCCTCATCTCCGTAACGCCGATCGGAGGAGAGAGACGATAGGTCGCGTCGTTCCTAAGCCAAAGCGTATGCCCGCACGGGGCCGATATCTTTTCGTTGATGAGTGCCAGTTGCCAGTACGCCGCCACTTGAACGTATTTCGCCGGAAGCGGATCGCCCGTGGAGAAATCCACGATGGCTAGTTTGTCGCGGATCTTCAGGATGCGGTCCAACCGGCCCGCATATAGATGTTGTGGATGATAAGACGCCTTCTCCGACAGGATTATCTCCGGCCGCGTGTCCTCGATGAACTTTCGATACGCCTCACAGTACGGAACGAGGACCGGATCGAGCGCGGTCCAATCAAGGCTGCCTTTATCTATGTATTCAGTGGCACGATGCACGTGTTGGCCTCTCGTCCGCGCCTCTTCCGTGAAGAAACGAGAGTCGATCATCCCGGCCCCGCCAAGCGTTTCCGTCACACCGTCAAGGCGGCGGTCCGAAAGCCAGTACGAATGATCTTCTTCACGGAAGGTAAAGCTCATCCCTGCTCGCTCTCCTTCGTCGCCTTGTCGAACTGTTCCTTGGCCTTCGAGTGGAACGCCTTCAGCGGAGACCACTCCCCGCCGCCCTTCTTCGACATGGAGAACTTGATGGCCGCGAAATCGGACTCGCCATATTTCCCCTCCTTGTTCACGGTGAGGGAGTAAAGGATCTCCTCCGGTTTGAGTCCGTTCACCTTGCCGATCACCTCGCACATCGACAGCAGCTCGGCGCGGAGTTCCGCTTCGGGCTTCTCGGGTTCGGAGGATGCGGCCTTCTCCCGCGGCGGTTTCACCGGCTCTTTCCCGTCCCCGACGATTCCGTCCCTCACTTCCGGCGGCAGGTCTTCGAGGTCCTGATCGAACACGTCCGACGCGGCGGTCGCCTTCAGGACCACGGCGATGTACGCCCGCTTGTCGGCCATCTTCAGGACGGTGTTGGCGATGTCGGCGGCGTTCGTCCGGATCTGCTTGACGGTGTAGTGGGAGCCGCCCTGTCCCTTCGCATACTTCACCCGCCTGCGGTCCTCGCCCGTTGCGGCGAACTCCTCGTCACAGACCGCCGCCCGCCACATGTACTTTTCTTCGAGCGTCGAACATTCCCCGATGCCTTCCCCGAGGATCACGCCGTCCCGGTTGTACAGCTCCACCCTCACGCGATACCGGAAGAAGTCCGGGCCGGACAGGTCCTCGACGATAGAGCGGGGGACCAAGCGGAAGGATGCCGTGATCTTCTCAGCCCCCGGCTTGTAGAGCGTTGGCTTCTTCGTGCCGGGGATCGTCCCGTAGTGGACATCCTTCTTCATGACGTGCTTCAGGAGTTCGTCCAGGACGCGCATCTGCTCCTTCATTTCCGGAAGCGACATCGGGCGCGACTCCTGTACCTCGATCCGTGCTACTTCTCCGCTCATACCATTGCCTCCTTTTTTCTTTCGTTCTGCCAACCCCTTCGGTTGAATGCCTGTTCGCTATGTATGGGTTCATCGATCGGCTTATTCGGCATCGCCTTCATCTACCTCCGGCTTGTCAAGCGGACAGGCACAGAAAATTTCCGACCACCCACACCATTCACAGAAAGCCTCCTCCTCCGGCACGATGCGCTGCCAGTCGGGGAAGGTCATTTCCCGCCTTCCTTCCGGTAGCGGGGAGAGTAATCCCCACGGTTCCATTTCTTCAGCAACAGGAGTCCTTTCTTCACAACTTTATCAAAGGGATGCTTCGACCTATTCAGGCAATCCCTCGCTCCTTGCATCGTCTCTCTCTTGCTTTCGTGGTATCCGGGGAAGGCGAGGCCAGTTAGCCCGTGGGAAATCTTGCACCCGAATCCGCTATAATCCGCATGGAAGAAAAGATCGACGCCGGGAAGCTCCTTCAACTTTATCGGCACAGCGTCAATCTTCATGAAACCTGTATCCTTGATGGCTATGTAATACTCCCCCGGCTTGTCGATGACGTAACGGATCGGCATCGTCATCCGATCCACCCCGCTCCAGCCCACGCCATCACGCACACGATGAACGCGCAGATGGCGATGTCCGCCAACCTGCCACGCCGGTTATGGCCATGTATATACCGACTGTTTGCCTTAACTCCACAACCGCAAAGACAAGTGTTCATGTGCGCACAATCCATTTGATCAACACGGCGATCAGGATGATGACCGCGAAGATTTTTAAGCCGCGCCACTTGACGAACGGCTGAAACGAGTCGTACTCGGCGTCGGATAACCGACGGAAAATGGTGTTCATGGGGCTCCTCCCATCAGATCCCTACTTCTCCTTCCACTCCCCGGAGATGAGATTCGTCGGTTTCTTTTTGGCAACAACCAGGGCGTGTTTTGACCAGTTTGAAATTTTGATTCGGACGCCTGCGAAAATGCCGTAGCCCTCACCGGCCTTGATGCCCTCACCGGCCTTGATGCCCGAACCGGCCTCGATGCCCTCACCGGCCTCGATGCCCTCACCGGCCTCGATGCCCTCACCGGCCTTGATGCCCCAACCGGCCTCGATGCCCTCACCGGCCTCGATGCCCTCACCGGCCTCGATGTCCCAACCGGCCTCGATGCCCCAACCGGCCTCGATGCCCTCACCGGCCTCGATGCCCCAACCGGCCTCGATGCCCTCACCGGCCTCGATGCCCTCACCGGCCTCGATGCCCTCACCGGCCTCGATGCCCTCACCGGCCTTGATGCCCGAACCGGCCTCGATGCCCGAACCGGCCTTGATGCCCGAACCGGCCTTGATGCCCGAACCGGCCTTGATGCCCGAACCGGCCAAAAAATGCCCGGCGACTTTTATGGATTCCGAAATTTCAACTCGGCCCGCGAAGTACAGGCCAAAATGCGCCTCATAGTCGCCATTGATTTTCAGGACAGTACCGGCAGGACCGGCGGTAGACAACAGCCACGATCCCCACGACGACAGGTTTTCGTGGGCTAGCGCGTCAAGGACGGCTTGGTATCCGCCGCCTGCGGGGAAGTTGCGCTGAAACCATTCGACGCCATCGGCGCAGGCATTTTTTTCTTTTAGCCATTCGAGTGTGATTTGCATTTCCCTTCTTCCTCCCTGAAATCTTTCGATGGATTGAACCAATCGTCTTTTACGATGTGGCCGATGGCCTCGATGGGGCCAGAATAGGCCCCCCTAACCCTCACCGTCTTTCCTTTTAGTTTTGACCATTCGGTAACTCCCGCGATTTCCATTACGCGCCAGATGAAATGACCAGCGACGGATCCCAATTTGTGATGCGTAAAACTTTTCGGGAGATAGAGGGCGTATCCGCCGAAGCCTTGACCGGAACCTCCGTAGTCAAGATAGACCCATGCAGACAGGCACCCGTGGTCATCGCTCGTTATTGTGGCACTCTCGATGACTGCATTCTTGATTTCCACGCCCATCTTCACCCTCCCACGTATTTCTTCAGCGCGAGGATGATGAGATAGCCGATGTAGGCGGCACCCGCCAGCCCTGCGATGTAGAGTCCGACAAGCAGCACAATCCCGCCGATACCCGCGACGAATTTTGGATTCATCCCGGCCACCATTCCCAACACCGCTTGCATACCACCGCGCCGGAGGGGAACGAGAAGGTACGATGATCGAACAGGAAGCAGATCAGGCGGCGCATTAATTGCCCTCCTTTAGGTACTGGCGGATGATCTCCGCTTGGGCGGCCCTTGTGGCGGCCCCTGTGGCGGCCCCTGCGGCGGCGCCCCAGGCGGCGTCCCCTGCGTCCCTGGCGGCGGCCAAGGCGGCGTCCCTGGCGGCGGCCAAGGCGGCGTCCCTGGCGGTCAGATCCTTAGCGGTTATCCTTCCGTTCGCAAAGTCCCTCGCCGCCTTGATGGCCTTCCGTGGGCGGTCATCGTTGGGGTATTCCTTCTCGAAGATGGGCAGCACGGCTTCCGCGAAATCGGCGGCCATTAGGCGCATCACCTTGTCGCCGTCCGGATGCTTCACCGTGGCGCGTAGCGCCCACAGGCAGTCGGCAGTTCCGTTGTGCTCAAGTATATCCAGCAGATTGATATCGTCCTTGTCGCCCCACTCCGGGCCGAGTTTGGAGACGAGACGCGCGTAGCGGCCTTCGCATGCGTTGTGCTGCCGCAAGCGGTGGAGCGACGTGACGAGCGCGATCTTCTTCATTTCCCCTCCGCTCCGTTACTCGTTTCTACTGATCGCAGCATTACTCCACATCACGGCCTCCTCCAAGTGCGTCAACGCAAGCGACCGCTCGCGGGACGGCGGGCAATTCTCCACGATCCGGAATGCGAACGTCCGGGCGCGATCCCGGATTAGGTTGTACCGGGGCACTTGGTCGGGCTTCGGCGGGTGGTACGTGAAATCTTTCTCGATGCGCTTGCTATCCTCTTCGGTGATGTACGGGTGCGTCATAGCCCCTCCCTTCGTTTTAACAGACTCCGGGAGTTGTTCCTCGATGCGCGGAGCGAGTGCGCCGAAAGTGATCCCGAGTTTCATGGGCGGCCCTCCGCTTTGGCGATGATTGCGCGGAGATCCGCGTTGTCATCGGGGCCTTCATGCCCGTCGAGCCTTGCCACCGCGCTTTTTAGCGCCTCCAGCAGTTCCGGCGCGGCGGCGATGAGGCGGGCGTTGGCGACCCTCTCGATGCGGGGTGCCCATGCGTCGGCCACTATCTGATTATCGGCACTCAGGATGATGATCGCTCCCGGCTGTTCTCGCCAGTCGTGCTCTAATTTCCACGGCCCCGGCGTGTGACTCATTTCCCCTCCTTCTCCTTGATATCCTCCGGTGCGGGATCGGTGATCGCGTCGAGGAACAAAGGATCGACGGTCGGCAAGTGATCGGGCATCCGGGAGGCACGATGCTCATCCGGCTCGCAATCCGGGCACGAGTGGCAGCGGCAGACTCCGGTGCAGGTCATTGGGGTCTCCTACAGCGCCTTGAATTCTTCGCGCATATTGTCCAGCGCGATCTTGAGTCCAGGTACCATTGCGGCGACAACGTGCTCGGGGATGGTCACGTAGATGGAGCTGTTGTAGCCGTCCGCCTTGCGCCTGAACGAGACTTCATAATCCGATGTTCCCTTCGCCTGCCGTCTGCGAATGCCGTCCACGATCTGCCGCGTGTTGTCGATATTCCGTTCCAGTTTCTTTGCGACTTCATATCCCCTGCGAAGATCCTCAAACCCTTTCTTGTCCATGTTTTCCTCCTTAATTTGGGCGGCTACCGAGGGTGATGGCCAAGCGTTGTCACGCCATCCTTCCCTGCCCAAGGGTTTCGCGCCCTCGGTAGCCATCTCGCGTCGACCTTGCGGAGCGCGAGAGTGGTGCGGGGCGGCGGCAGGATTGGATACCTACCCGGGCAGTCGCTCCGATGGGGTGCCCCATGCCATTGGATTGATCCCCGGTGCGCCGGGGCCGCGCCGCCCCTTCTGGTACTCGGGGAGGGAGTCGAACCCTCATGTAAGGCGGGTTTAAGCCGCCCGCGTATGCCATTCCGCCACCCGAGTCAGTCAAAGATCGAATCCCTTACTGCATCCGGGCTTGCCCCGCCACCTGATCCGTCGATCCCTGACGCAATCCGCAGCTTGCGAACGATCTCCCGGCACCACGTCGGGCCGTAGCCCAGTTCGATCAACCTGGGGATAGTATTCCACGGGCGGAATCAGATTGCAAGCATTATTTTCTTGTTGACAGAGAAATTCCGCCAATGGTATGATGCCGCCATGAAACTATCCGCCTATCTCGGAAAACTCAATCTCACCCGGAAAGACTTCGCGGAGCTTTCCGGCGTGCCTCTCTCCACGGTGTACCGACTACTCGACGAACCCGATGTCATTCCCGACGGGACGAACATCGCCAAGATCATACGGGCCACGGAGGGAATCGTCGGGGTGCAGGATCTTGTCACAGAACAGAACGGCAAGGCTCCGGCCGCCTGACATGGGCCGCCGACAGTTCCTCGACCCTGCAACGAAGCGTAGGAACAGCGCCCAATGTTACCTGTCGGACAGAGAGTTCGAATCCGTCTGCCGAGCCGCACTCAAACAGGATTTACACATCAGCGTGTGGATGAGAAATGTCATCCTCCGCGAAGTGGAGAGGAAGGAAGCGGGGGCATGAAGTGCGAATGCGGATGCGGCGGGGAAACTGGCGTTTATAAATACACTGACAAACGGGGCGGTATAAAAGGACAGGAGAAGCGCTTCCTGTGTGGCCACCAACAAAAGGTAAAATTCAGACAACCAACTCCTACTCTATGTGAATGCGGTTGCGGAGGAAAAACAACAGTCATAAACGGAAGAAATAAGCAGTTTATCACTGGACATAACATGATGAATCGCTGTTCCATTGAATCAAGATTTTGGATAAAGGTGAAAAAGGGCGAAGAGGAAAGCGAGTGTTGGAATTGGATAGCCTATAAAAATCCCAAGGGATACGGTTGTTTTGGTTTGAACGGGAATAAGATTATTCTATCGCACCGGTATTCATGGATTTTCTGTTTTGGCCCAATTCCTTATGGATTTAATGTGCTTCACAAATGTGACAACCCCGCCTGCGTAAATCCAAAACACTTATGGCTTGGAACACTCACAGACAACAATCATGACATGTGCCGTAAGGGAAGACACTGGGCTCACAAGAGGTCAATCAAGGACCAGAGGAGAACAATTAAACCATATGCAACCCTGTAATTGTTGCGGACGCATAACTGAAAGCCCAACGATTATCGGCTTGCAACGCGGGCTGAAAGATGAACCTGCGTTGATACTCTGGAATTGTCCATGCGGGACGACGAGGGCGGTCAAATGGTCTGAGGCCACCTCGGAGCAATGGAGGATCGCGCAGGACGTTGAGGACGCGGTAAGGCCGAAGTCCCCGGAAATGATGCTGGCCCCCGCCCGATGACCTGCGAAAGGGCGAGGAGATGAGGGTGTTAGTGGCCTGCGAGTTTTCGGGCATCGTCCGTGACGCCTTCCTGGATCGCGGCCATGACGCATGGTCCTGCGACATCCTCCCGTCCGAGGCGTTCGGAGAACGGCACCTTGAGGGCGACGTTCTGGATTACATCGAAGGTCGCGGCTGGCAACTGTTGATCGCCCACCCTCCGTGTACCCACCTTGCCGTCAGCGGAGCGCGGTGGTTCAAGGGCAAGGAGTGCGAGCAGGAAGAGGCCTTGGAGTTTGTCCACTTTCTTCTCGACGCTCCGATCCCGCGCATCGCCTTGGAGAACCCCATCTCCATCATCAGCACGCGTATACGCAAGCCCGATCAGATCATTCAGCCGTGGATGTTCGGCCATCCCGAGACTAAGGCCACATGCTTATGGCTAAAGAACCTGCCGAAACTTGTGCCGACGAAGATTGTGGAGGGCCGCGACAACCGGGTACACCGCGAACCACCAGGGCCAAATCGCTGGAAGAACAGGAGCCGCACACTACAGGGCATCGCCGACGCGATGGCGGAGCAATGGGGATGAATCCGATGCCCTGCTCCCAATGCCCCGATCTACTTGACGGGCTTGCGGAGTGCCCGGTCGCGGACGTACTCGGAGACGGTCTTGCCGGATTCCGCGGCGAGGGTGGAGATATCGTCGGACTCCGCGATGGTAACGCGGACCTGGATCCATCCCGTCCGGCGAGATTTGATGTTGCGGACGCGATAATCCGGACGGGCGTACTCTCCATGTGCCGTCTCGTGGGTGGATGTCTCCATCTCCCGGATGCGCTCCCGGGCCGCCGCGATGCTCCGGTACTCGTCGGGCTGATCGTGGTACAGGCCGATCCAGTGCCAACCCTCGATGACATTGAGCGTGCCGGTGTAGTAGTGCCGTCTCTGCTGGATACCGTACATGATGTCCTCCTATCGGTTGGGGGTTTACCCGGCGTTCGGGTCATCACAATACCCGGCCCGGCGCATCCGGGCGGTGTGCGCGTCGTACTCGCGCACACCTTTGATCCACTCGGCGTTACGGCGGTCCATCTCGGCGCGATACTCATTGACCATCGCCGTAACTGCATCTGCGACCTCGGCGGTGACCGGCACAAGCGTCTCGCGGCCACAGACAATCTCGCGCAGGCACAGGCCGGCGACAGGATGTGTCACGATGGTTGGAGCGTGCAGGCACAGCTTCGGCGCCGTGAGTACCCGGCACTCCAATTTATAGCAAGGCGTCTTGACCTTGTCCCCGTCTGCGCTGATCGTCTCGGAGGTTATAAGCTCCAGCTCCACCGCGCTACCCCTGGGGGTCGTCCACTTGATCGTCATCTCGTCACCTCCCGCTTTGTTGCCTCCATAGTCTCATGTCGTCATAACAATGTCAATACATATTATTCCTGCGGGCAAGATATTTTTAATTCCTTTTACAATCAATCACTTACGGGTGGAAGGAAAGCGGGCGCAGGGAGGATAGCGGCATGAAAGCCGGTGGCCCGCAAAGCCTTGATACACGCGGGTTGCAGGACGTAGGCTCCGCAAACGCACGGCTGGCGCGGGCCAGCGGATGGGGGGCTGTAAATGATATGTAATACATCCTGCCCCGATTGGCGGCTGCGCTGCATCCTGATTGCGTGTCCGGACATGAGCGAGCGCCTGTCCCGCATCGAAGATGACATCGACCGGCAGGAGCGCATCCGGGCCATCGCCCGGGAGATGGACGAGAGGATCGAGCGGTATCCGAGGGGGAGGGGATAGTGGAATACGCGGAGTTTCTGGACAGGAAATCACAGTTGGGATCCACCGACGGGTTCGATCCGGTATGGATGCCGGATTTCCTGTTCGATTTCCAGGTGGCACTTCTCGAATGGGCTATCCTCAAGGGGAAGGCGGCGCTGTATTGTGACTGCGGGATGGGGAAAACCCCGATGCAGTTGGTATGGGCGGAGAACATCGTCTGCAAGGAAAACGCCCGCGTCCTGATCCTCACTCCGCTGGCCGTATCCGCGCAGACGATCCGCGAGGCGGAGAAGTTCGGAATCGAGGCGCACCGATCCGGCGACGGAAAGTTATTCCCCGGGATCATTGTGACAAATTACGAGCGCCTGCATTACTTCGACCCGAAGGACTTCGCGGGCGTCGTTTGCGATGAGTCCAGCATCCTAAAATCTTTCGAGGGGGCCACGAAAGTGGCGGTCACGGATTTCATGCGGAAGGTCCGGTATCGGCTACTTTGCACGGCCACCGCCGCGCCGAATGATTACATTGAACTCGGCACGTCCTCCGAGGCCCTCGGAGAACTCGGGTACATGGATATGCTCGGGCGGTTCTTCAAGAACGAACAGAACACAATCCGCCCGACCGTTTACCGCCACCGCGGACAGAACTTCGCATCCCTTGATGAGCGGGCCAAGTGGCGTCTGAAAGGCCACGCCGAGATCCCGTTCTGGCGGTGGGTTTCCTCATGGGCGCGGGCGATGCGGCGCCCATCCGACCTCGGGTTCGATGACGGGAAATTCATTCTCCCGCCGCTGACCGAGAATGAGCACCTTGTGGACACGAACACCGCACCGGACGGGATGCTGTTTTCCTTGCCGGCCATTGGCCTGTACGAGCAGCGCGAGGAAAGACGCCGCACAATCACGGAGCGATGCGACAAGGTTGCGGGACTTGTAAACGATACCGGCAAACCCGCCCTCGTATGGTGTCACTTAAACCGTGAGGGCGACCGCCTTGCGGATATCATCCCGGACGCGGAACAGGTAAGCGGTGCAGATTCGGATGAGGCGAAGGAGGAAAAGTTCCTCGCGTTCGCATCAGGCCAACTGCGGGTGATGGTCTGCAAGCCGGTTATAGGGGCGTGGGGGTTGAATCTCCAAAATTGCGCCCACGTAACCTTCTTCCCATCGCACAGTTACGAACAGTACTACCAAGGAGTTAGACGGTGTTATCGGTTTGGACAGACGGAAAAGGTAACGGTCGACATTATCACGACAGAGGGTGAACGAGGTGTGCTGAAAAACATGCAAAGAAAACAGCAAGCAGCCGATCGTATGTTTACAAATCTGGTGGCTAACATGAACCAAGCGGTCGGTGTTAAGCGAGTCACCGCTTTCACGTCTGATGCAAGTGTCCCGCATTGGTTATGAGCTATAACCCCGAATATCACAAGCGGTATCGCGAATTGAATCAAGAACGAATTCGCGAGCGAAAGCGCAATGAATATATAGCAAATAGGGAGGTCGTAAAGGAGCGGTCGCGCTGTTGGGGTGCGAACAACAGGGACCGCAAATTGGCCGTTGGGGCCATCTACCGGGAACACATGAGGGAGCAGAGGAACGCATATATGAGAGAGCGATACCGTCAAGACCCTAATCGCCATATAAGCGCCATGAGTGCCTGGAGAAAGGCAAACCCGGAACGCTACCGCGACCAATATCTCCGCGCTGAATTTGGGATATCGCTGGCGGAATACAATGCACTTTTTGAAGATCAAGGCGGAGTGTGCGCCATATGCAAAACATCTACAGAGAAGGTCTTAGTAGTAGACCACAATCACCAAACAGGCGTCGTGCGTGGGCTGTTGTGTTCTGGATGCAATGCTGGGCTGGGGCAATTCAAGGATAACCCAGAACGGATGATTCGGGCGGCACATTATATAAATCAGGAAAGGACAAGCCAGTGAATATATTAGACCAAGAAATCACAGATCGGTATGCAATTTATTGTGGGGATTGTTGTGAGATATTGCCCACACTTCCAAGTGAATCCATCCATTTATCTTTATACAGTCCGCCTTTTTGCGGATTATTCCAGTATTCATCGAATGAGCGCGACTTGTCGAACTGCCGCAACTATGAGGAATTTTTCGAGCACTACACCTTCGCCGTGCGCGAACTGTTCCGTATCACCCTGCCCGGGCGGATGACGGCGGTGCATTGCATGGACATACCCTCGGGAAATTGTGGGACGGATTACCTGACGGATTTCCCCGGAGACATCATCCGGCTACATGAGCGAGAGGGGTTCAGGTACATCGCCCGGTATGCGGTCTGGAAAGAACCCCTCGGGGTTCGCAACCGCACGATGGCGAAGAACCTCGCGCATAAAACCATCGTGGAGGATTCCTCCCGGTGTTCCGTTGCGTCCGCCGATTACCTGCTGGTGTTCCGAAAGAATGGCGAGAACAAGGTTCCGATCGCACATCCGACCGGGTTGATGGAGTACGCCGGGGAGCGGAAGCATCCTCACGAGTTATTGAAATACAGGGGATGGGCCGGGAACCAGATTGAGAACCGGTTTTCGCACTGGATATGGAGACAGTACGCCTCAGCGTTTTGGGATGACGTGCGAATCTCCCGCGTCCTCCCTTTCAAGGCGGCGCGGGATTCCGAAGACGAGAAACACGTCCACCCGCTGCAGCTCGACGTGATCGACCGCGTGATTACCCTGTGGTCGAACCCGGGCGAAACCGTTATCACCCCGTTTATGGGCGTGGGATCCGAAGTCTATTCGGCGGTTCGGATGGGGCGGCGCGGGGTAGGTGTGGAACTCAAGCCCTCCTATTACCGGCAGGCGGTGAAGAACGTCCGCCGAGCCGCAACGGATGAGGACAAGGAACAAAAGACCCTCTTCGAAACCGCGCAGGCGGAGGAATTAAGCAAGGCCGTGGCGGAATGATCTGGCACTACGCCTACATCTTCGCCGCCGAGGGGGATGCGTTTTGAGCAAAGAAAAAGCGAGGGAATACTGGGCCGCATACCGGGCTGCAAACCCAGAGAAGGTGAAAGCTTGCAACGCAGCATGGAAGGCAAAAAATAAGGACAGGTCAAAAGCCCTCACTGCGGCATGGAGAATTAAGAACGCCGAAAGAATAAGGGAGAAAAAATCAGAATGGGAAAAAAATAACCCCGAGAAGGTTAAAGAATATAAATCTGCGTGGAGCAAGGCTAACCCACACAAAGAAAAGGATCGTCGCGATAAATGGAATAAAGCCAACCCAAAAAAGGCGGCAGTTTATAAACGGACATACCGGACGGCTAATAAAGAAAAGATAAAGAAAAAGGAAGCCGAATACAGAAAGGCAAACCCGGAGCTTGGAAAATTACGGGCACACAACCGGCGGGCGAAAGAAAAGGAGTGCGGAGGGAAACTTTCTGCCGGATTGTCTGAGAAGTTAATTGCTTTACAGAGGGGCAAATGCGCCATTTGTAAAAAGAATCTAAAGGAAACCGGATACCATTTGGACCACATTGTGCCCCTTTCCCGTGGAGGGAAGAATGCCGATGGAAACATTCAGGCGACGTGTCCAACATGCAACCTAAAAAAGCAGGGGAAAGATCCGATCCAGTTCATGCAGGAAATGGGGTACTTACTATAAATTCAGCGCACTTATATTTTTATATTTTCGTGCGCGATTTGCCCCACTACCAATCGGACGGGTGGGAACTATGCGGCCCGATGAAGCACGAACGATACGCCGGCGGGCATCCCGATACGGTGGTCGTTAGGCGAAGGGGGGCGAAATGAGCGTCGAAGCCAAGGACACCTCCCTGCCGGCCATTTTCGCCATCAACGGGCTTCGCGCCGGGTCGCGGAGTTGGCGGGACTACGAGGAAGGGAAGCTCATCGTCGCGGATGTCATGCCTGAAGATTACGAGAGGGGAATAGAAGAATTGGCGGCATACCTTTGCCTGTAACGCCGCTCGATATCGAGCGGGAGAAGCGGCAGACGCTCGAAGAGATACGCTTCCGGCGGGGCTATCTACAAACCCTCGACGGAATGCGGGAGAAGTTTTCCCGAGCACTTACCGCCGAATACTGTTTCGAGAAGATACGCCTCCGCCGGGAGCGCGGAGAACACGCCATCCCCACGGGGATCGAATGGTGGGATGTGTGGGCAGGCCCGTTCAGGCGGGCGAACGTCTATTGCTTCGCCGGGTATCAGGGCACGGGGAAAACCACGTTGGCCGTGAATCTTACTTGGCCGATGGCCCGCAAGGGTGTGAAGGTCTGGAACTATTGTCTGGAGTTGACCGCAGACGAGACGTTTGAAGTTGTGGCCGGCCACGTTCTCGGGAAAGCCGTCCTGTCTGAATCCGATGAGGCGGAGGCCTACGCCATCATTCAGGCGTCCGGGTATCTTTTCTTCGAGCCGGAGCGCGACCTGTCCTGGAAGCAGCACATCGACATCATCCAGAAAACGGTACGACAAGAGGCGATTGACCTGGTGGTGATCGATAATTTCTCCTACCTGACAAGCGTGGACAAGAACTCCTACGAGACGGAGCGGGTAGCGGCGAAGGCCCTGAAAGGGCTGGCGCAGGAACTTGAGATACCCATCATCGTAATCGCCCACTTAAGGAAGCCCGACCGGGACGATTCAGAACCGAAACCGACCGCTCACAGCGTCTTGGGGTCCGGAGCCATCACGCAGGTATCCTCCGAGACGTTCATCCTCCATCACCCGCTCGAAGATTCCGAAACGAACTCCCGTCAACCGGTGGGGTACATATTGTCTGGAAAACCACGTTGGACGATGGGCGGGAAGCGGTACGTTCGGTTCGATGGTAGCCGCAGGAAATACGAACCGGCGATGGCAATCGAGTACAAAGGTTCCTCCCAAAATCAGAGGACATTCAAGTGACATCCCCGAAGACAAAAGGCCGAATGCTCACGAAAGACATCTCAGATTCGAAGGGATTTGCCTCACTTTCGCCAAATTCAGCCGTACTTTTCTGTATGTTGGTCCCACATTACAGCGGATTTGGAAAAATGAACGGCAGCCCGGGGTTCATCAAGGGCGAAATTTGCCCTCGGATACCCTATCTGACCGAAAAAAACATACCCATATATTTGAAGGAAATTTCAGAGCGCACAAACGTCAAATGGTTCGAATTTGATGGAAGATTTTGGATTCACTCGACGAAGTTTTTATCCGAGCATCAGACCCTTAATCCCGACAAGTTAGGGAGGGACAAACTCCCGAATTACTCCGGAGTAACTCCAGAATTAGTCAACCCCGAAGTAGAAGTAGAAGTAGAAGAGGAAGGGAACTCCGGAATTGGAGTTCCGCCAGGCAACGGTTCCTTCTCTCCCGAGAAGATGGCAGAGCTCTGGAATCAAGCCGTCGATTTCTTCTCAGAGGATCGTTTGGTAAAAATACCGAAGGTTAAAAATCTATCCACCGACAGGAAGAAGAAATGCTCAGCCAGAATCCGGGACTGCCGCCTCAATGAGGAATCCTGGAAGAAGATCCTGAACGGAATCCATGCCGATGACTGGCTATCGGGCAGGAAAACGTCCACAAAATATCCAGATTGGTGCGCCACATTCAATTACATCATAAAAAATCCAAGCAATATCATACAGATACTTGAGAAAACCGATGTTCAATAAGAACCGAAAGGAGACGACATGGGCACAGTGAAGTTATCCAGGCCGCAGGAAGCCCTACTGAAGCGTATCCGGCGATGTCCGAAAGGTTGCTACGTCGAGATCCGGGAGCGCAAGACGGCAGGGAAACTTGTGGCGGCCGGGTTGATAACTCTCGGCGCATCCATGAGGTTGGCGTACCCAGTGGAGGCGAAGTGAACGAGTCCGCCATCCAGGCGCAGATCCTCGGGTACCTGCGTCTGAAAAGGATCTTCGCGTGGCGGAACAACACCCGCACGGTGTTCGTCGGAGGGCGTCCGCTGAAATTCGGGGTCGAAGGCGGCGGAGATATCATCGGCGTTCTTCCGGGAGGGCGCTTCCTGTCGATCGAGGTGAAGAGGCCGGGAGGATCGACGACGAAGAAGAGGGCGGAGAAGCAGCGGGAGTTCCTGAACACGGTCAACGAATCGGGCGGGCTGGCGATCACGGCGCGGTCCGTCGAGGAAGTCATGGAGGCCATAGATGCCTGACGCCGTGTGGTGTATTTGCACAAAGTGCGGTTCCAAATTCGACACGCGCCCCTTGCAGCGAAAGCAGATATTCGCGTGTCAACTCTGCAAGGAGCCGGGGCTGCGGGTGATGGACGAGCGGGGAGAGGCGACGGATGAATGCTGGCCGAGGGAGGATGAAACGAACCATCAACCGGCCCACGGGCCAAAGGAGGCAACATGAAATTCGAGGTGGAGTTGATTTCTGATGGGAGAGTGCTTGTAACGGGAATCGACGGATCAATTGCGATCACGAGCGACGAGGGATTAGGGTCGTTCCTTCGGAATCAGAACGCGCCGTCAGCTCCGGCGAAGCGGGCGTATCCCAAGGGGACGCGGAAGCGCAGGGCGAAGGCACCCGAGGCGGAGGAAGCGACGACGTGAAGTTTTCGTCTCCCCATCACGCCTTCGCTTGGGCGTTCGAAATCCTCGACGTGTGGCGTGTAGGATCCGGTTTCGACCCCGATCCGGATCACCTCGGCGGAGGCGGCACGGGGGCGCTCGGTGCCGTCGTGTTGGCCCTGTCGGTGGAGATGGTCGCCGATCGCCATGATCCGGGTATCTGCCGCCAGCCGCATCCGAGGGACCGGGAGAAATCATGGTTTGCGCAGCATTACATCGCGCAGGACTCGCCGCGCAACTGGTCGCCGCACGAGAAGTGGTTACTCGATCGGGCGCTGTGCGATTTCTGCGCGGAATTAAGCGACCGGGGGCTTTGCGGGAGGGACGGGTGCGCGGGGAGATGTCCGACGAAAAAAGGGGCTTGACAATGAGAATCGATTTCCGGCAATATGCACCCATAGGTCAAAGTTGTCTCCGACGCACAACGCGAGGCAGCATGAAGAAAATCCTCCCGCTCCTGATTTTCGCAATCCTGCTCTCTTCTTGCGGGGGAGGGAGTAGCCCCACATCGGTTTCCTTGACGTCTCCAGGCGTAAGCCTTGTCGGGTCGTACACCCTGATGGCGTATTATCGTAATGGCGCTGAACAAGGCGGGTACACGGGCGAACTGGAAATTGGGGAGACACGGATCTGGGCGCAGATGTCCTCATACCCTCCGCCGTGGGGCGGGGGGGAATACGACTACACGGCTGAATCGTACTCTTCCGTGGGCTACATCGAGGCGTACATCCGGCTGAGGGTAGGAACGCTCAGGGTTTATTCCATGCGCATCGCAACAGATGATTCGATGACGCTGGTAACATGGACGCAGATCGACAACGTTTTATTCGAAACATTTTGGGAGAAAGTAAGCGACAGCACAACGTTGGACTGATCCCCCGCCACAAGCGGGAACGGAAGGGTCGGCATCCCACGAGGATGGCTGGCCCTTTTTTTTTGGGAGCGAGGTAATGTGGCTCGTGTCCGGCGTCGATAAGATCACGCTCAAGCGCGTCCGCATCTGCATCGCCGACAACGTAGCCGAGTTGCGTATGATCTTGCGGCAGGAGCGGAAGAACTACTTCGACATGGCGTTCGAGAGGGCGGCGTGAGGGAAGTCACCCTCCATATCGACGGCGCCCACCATCCCATCGATGTCCACTGTGACGCCTACGTCCGGCCATGCAGTTCCTTCCTCCTGCTGGCCAACATCCCCGCCGATCCGCCGGGATGCCTCCTGCTGTCGTACGGGAATAGCGACAACGTGGGGAACCTGCTGATGACGTTGTGGCAGCGGTGCGTCCACGAGGATCCGAAGATGGCGTGGACGATCGAGCAGGTATCCCGGGGGATCGTGGAGATGGCGGATGCGGAGCGGGGGAAGTGGCCGTCGGATGAAAGGGCGGGGAGGGCGTGATCCAGATCGAGGTCAAGGGGTTGGGGACCGCCCTAAAATCTATCGGGGTGGATCTGCCTAAACAAACTCGGTATGCGACGATGGTCGCCCTCACCCGCACCGCCTCCAAGGTGAGAGATAGGCAATACTCGGAAATGCACCGGGTATTTGATCGTCCCACGCCGTACACGCTGAGGGCAATACGGGTAAAGCCTGCAACGAAGAGCGACTTGTCGGCATGGGTGGGGTTTAAGAAGCCTTGGGCAGCGAGGGCCGAGGAGTATATGCCCTCTCAAGTCGAGGGCGGGGGGCGACCGCTTAAGGCGCTTGAATTGTTCCTGCAACAGCGTGTCACCACCATGAGCCCGCAAGGCAAGCGCGGGGCGTATCCGAAGGGAACGTACTTCGTCCCTGGGCGTGGAGCACGCCTAGACGCCTACGGCAACATGTCCCGAGGACAAGTTCAACAGATCCTATCCGCGTTACAGGCGCACACTGACCGGCTCCAGAACGAAACGGTCAGGTCGAGGAAGCGGGCGAAAAGGACTGTACGATACTGGGCTACGCAAAGAGGGATATGGGAGATCAAAGGCCAAAGCATGTTGATGGCGTTGGTGGCGGTTAAAAGGAAGCCGCTCTACAGCAAGCGATACCCCTTCTACGAAATCTCCCGGAGGTTTGTCGGTGAGATATGGCCCGGCGAGTTCGACCGCGCGTTCGCCAAGGCGCTGGCGACGGCAAGATCCTAGGTTCTTCCGGCGGCATTCCATCGAGGGTATATTCGAATCCCTTTTGATATCTTGCTTCCGATTTTCCCAATTCCCATTTCGCTTCACATAGTTACGGAGGCCCCCTTGCCGGATCTTGTTTGGCACACCGAACAACGCAGGGTTTCGGAGTTGACGCCGTGGGAGAAGAACCCCCGCCGGATGACGAAGAAGCAAGCGGAAGGTTTGAAGAAATCTCTGTCCAAGTTCAACTTGATGTCGATCCCCGTTGTGGACCTGGACGGCCGCATCGTTTCCGGCCATCAGCGGGTAAACATCCTCAAACTGTTGGGCCGCGGGAACGAAACCATCGATATCCGGGTGCCGAATCGCAAACTATCCGAGGCGGAGTACCGGGAGGCGAACCTTCGGGAGAATAAGAACCTCGGCGAGTGGGACGAGGACCTGCTTGCCGCGATCGACGAGGAGTTGATGCAGGAAGTCGGCTTCAACGGGCTGGAGATAAACAACATCTTTGGGCTTGCACCGCCGCCGGAACGCGACAACGGGAAGGGAATAGCGACTTGCCCGGCGTGTGGGGCTGAACTATGAGTGATCCCCCGGTTGCCGAAGTCGATATCAACAGGCTGGCGAAGATTCTCAACGTCACGCCGAGGCGCATCCAGCAGCTCGTTCAGGAGGGAATGCCCAGGGCGGGCAAGGGGCGGTATCCGCTCGTAGCCTGCATCCACTGGTTCATTAAATTCTGGCAGGACCGGGCGGAAGGCCGGATCGCGGGGTGGGGGATCAACCAGAAGAAGGGCGGGGTGATCGCCGCGAAGGAACGGCTTACGAGAACACAGGCCGATATCGCGCAGATAGATTACGAGGAGCGTATCGGATCCATCCACAAAACCGAGGAGTGCCGCAGGTCGGCGTTTACCCTTGGCCGGGAGTTGCGGGACATGATCCTGATCGTCCCCGACCGAGTGGACGCGATCCTCGCCGCTGAGAACGACCGCGCGCGGGTCAACTCCACGTTGCGGCAGGAGCTCTCCCAGGTGCTCCATGAGTTCGCGGCAAATTGACGGTGCGGTCGCCTACGGAGGTTCGTTCCGGGAGGGCCTGAAGCCCGATCCCCTCCTGACCGTCTCGGAGTGGGCGGACAGGGAGCGAATCCTCCCGCCGGTGTCATCCGCCGAGCCGGGGCAGTGGCGCACCTCCCGCACGCCGTATTTACGGGAGATCATGGATTGCCTTTCTCCGTCTTCTCCGGTCCAGCGCGTGACCTTCATGAAGGGATCGCAGATCGGGGCGACGGAAAGCGGGAATAACTGGATCGGGTACGTCATCGCGATGGCGCCGGGGCCGATGCTGGCCGTCCAGCCGAACCTGGACATGGCGAAGCGGTTCTCGAAGCAGCGCGTTCAACCCACGATCCGGAATACCCCCGCGCTGCAAGGGAAGGTGAAAGACGCCCGGGTGCGGGATTCCGGGAACACAATTCTCGTCAAGCAGTTCCCCGGCGGGATCCTGGTCATCACCGGGGCGGAATCGGCAACAAGTTTGCGGTCTATGCCGGCGCGTTACCTGTTCATGGACGAGATCGACCCATACCCCGACGATTGCGGCGGGGAAGGCGACCCGTGCGGGCTGGCCGAGGCGCGTACGGCAACGTTCTCTTCCCGGAAGAAGATTTTCGAGACATCGACTCCAACGGAGGCGGGGCGGTCCCGGATCGAGAGGCGGTACGAATTATCCGACAAGCGTCGGTATTTCGTCCCCTGCCCGTTCTGCAAGGGTGAGCAGTGGCTCAAGTGGGGGCAGATCGTATTCGAGAAGGACGAGAAGTACCGGCTCACAAGTCCGGTCCGTTATAAGTGCGAGCATTGCGGCGAACCGATCGATGAGCGGTACAAGACCTGGATGCTCGAATCCGGGCGGTGGATCGCCGAGGCGCCTGGGCGCGGGAAGCCCGCGGGGTTTTTCCTCTCTTCCCTCTATTCGCCGCTCGGCTGGCTCTCATGGGACGCCATCGCGCAGGAGTTCCTGGACGCCAGGAAGACCCGGGACGTCTCCGCGCTGAAAGTATGGACGAATACGAAGCTCGCCGAAGTATGGGAAGAGGAAGGACTCGTCATCGACGACGGGACGCTCCTTTCCCGGCGCGAGAAGTACCCGGCCTCTATTCCGGCGGGCGGGCTCGTCCTCACGATCGGCGTCGACATTCAGGCAGACCGCATCGAGGCATCCGTCGACGCATGGGGCAAGCACGAGGAAAGCTGGCTGATCGAATACGCCATATTCCGCGGGAGTCCGGAAACAGACCTGAAGGTGTGGGAGGACCTGAGAATCCTCCTGGATCGCTCGTGGGATCAGGAGTTGGGCCTGTCCCTGCGGATCGCGGCGGGC